CAAAATATATTTATCCAGTATGAATGGACTGGATAAACTTAAAAAAGGAGATATATTAGTAATATACCGCACATCTGATGGCGCAGGTCCAGCAAAATACAGGAGTGTAGCTTCTTCAATATGCGTTGTTGAAGAAGTAAGAAAGGCAAAAGACTTCGCTACTCTTGAGGAATTTCTTCAATATGCTAACTTATATAGTATCTTTGACGAAGATAAGTTAAAGGAATGGTATACTACATATAATATGGTTGTTATTAAAATGACTTATAATGCTGCATTTGATAGAAGAATTACCAGAAATGAACTGATTGAGCAAGTCGGATTAAGTGCTGACTATTGGGGGTTCTTCCAATTAACAGATGAGCAGTTTAACAATATAATATCAAGAGGTAAAATAAATGAAAGTATTATTATCGATTAAGCCCGAGTTTGTTCGCGAAATATTTGCAGGTAACAAAAAATTTGAATATAGAAAAACTATATTTACAAAGAATGTAGATAAAGTTGTAGTATATTCCACAAAGCCAGAAGGAATGATTGTGGGAGAGTTTACTGTTGA